ATGCTGCTCCAATTGGTATGTCACCAACAAACTTTACACAAGAGATGCGTCGTCTATACATATTCTGTCGTGCCGATTTGCAACCGATCAAGCGTGAGGCATTGTTCATTGGATTGCTGGAAAGCATTCATCCAAGTGAAGCAAAGATTTTGTTGGCAGTAAAGGATCAGAAACTAAATAAGATGTATCCAAAGATTACCGCAAAGCTGGTTGCTGAAGCTGGTATGATTACTCTACCTGTCAAAGAAAAGAAAAATGTCTAACTCAATCATCTATATCACTGACACAGAAGGCAACAAATTCCCAGCTGAAGTGCGCAGTGCCGTACCCGAGTCGTCTCTGGTTTGTATGTATCGTGACTATCGCACAGCCCGACTGGTTGCCGTAACCTTTAACTGGGTCAAGGAAACGTCCTCATGGAAGTCCTCAGATGGCTTTATAAGCGACTTTTATGTCGAATCCATACCAAGGGAAGAGGTTTCGGTCAGGATCCCTTAGAGGGCGATCTAGCCCTCCTGTAAGTTGTTGATTTTGCAGGGAATTCTTCTCTAGCCCTAAAAGTAAAACTTTTCACTTACTCCAAATAACCCTACCAAGTGTAGGGTTTTTTACATTTCGCTTGACGGAAATTCATTTTTCATGCATAATTACTTTATAGTGATTAGAAAAGGAAATGAAATGAATAAACGTAAATTTGTAACTCGTGACATCCGCACGATCGTGAACGAATTTTCCAAACGCACCCATGAGCAATCTGGCTCATATGCCTTCACTGCTGGTTACTTGGAAAGCATGATCGTTGGTTTGATCGCTGATGCACCTCGCCACAAGCAGGTCGAATGCTTGGCTTTGTTGCAATCCGCTAACTTTACTTTGGGACAATAATCATGCGTGGATCAATTCGTATGTTTGTGGGTTTCATGCTTGTGTTTGGTTCTGTTGGTGGCATGGATAATTCCACCGACTCGGATTTGTTGCTGCTGCTTGGTACTACTATCATCGGCATGGTGTTAATGCTGTCTGGTTTGAAAGCAATGAAGGAGATCGAATGAACGTATACGAAGGTGTTGACATGGCTGAAGTCAATCGTGACTTGGAAGATATCGCACGCAAAGAACGTGAGGTAATGACCTTGGAGCAATTCGAGGAAATGATAAACGAAATGGCTGCCGAGTACGAAGCCAAGCAGCATGCTGCTGAATCGTATGATGAAGATGCAATTTTTTATGGAGTGAAATAATGAACGAAGACTTAAAAGCACTGGTGATTAAAGCAGGTGCACCAGCACCACTGCTTAACGAAATTTGGTTTAACATCTTCTGCCAGCAATTTGCAGATGTGTTGTTGACTCAGGTTGAACAGGATGTTTACGGAGAAAAGAATTGAACAACGTATACGTGCTCACGAAGTTTGAAGAATACGAAACCGATGTGGAAATTCTCGGTGTCTTTGCCAGCAAAGAATCTGCTGCGCAGTACAAGAATGAATTCATCCGTGAATTCTTTGACATCGAAGAAGATGCCAGCGATGAGAGTTTAGAAGATGGACTCATGGATGTTACATTCACCATACAAAAATATGTGGTGCAGCAATGAATAAATTTGCAATAATGAAACAAAAGAATGCGATCGACAGTGAGATTCTGTTGATTACGCAAGAGGAATGTGCCGAAGTAAGCCAAGCGATTAGCAAGGTGTTTCGGTTCGGCATGGATGATGAATACAAAGGCATTACTAATCGTGAGCATCTTGAAGAAGAACTCGGTGACCTGATGTGTATGATTGATCTGTTGATTGAGAATGGTATCGTTAGCGAGTCGGCAGTAATGACTGCAAAGAACGAAAAGCTGAACAAGCTGATGACATGGTCTGGCATTTTTAAGGAGCAGGTATGATTACGATTAGTGGAATTACCAAACGACAGAAACGCATGTTGAACATCATGTGGGATTTGGATACCGAAGAAGATTACTTTGAGTGGTATTATTCTTTGGATAAAGAATTGCAAGCAGAAGCCGATTTGCTTCAGCGTTTGGTAATTTTGGAATCCTACGAAGAAGATCTTGGTGATTGCACTGACGCTAAGAAAGTTCTTGGAAAATTTGCCAAACTTGCCTAAGTCTGGTATACTTGTCGGTGTCGGTGGTTATAAAGGAATATATTATGTATGAACAATTTGAAGACCTAAAAGGTAAAGTGCTGAAAGAAGTAGCAGTGGAAGATTACGAGATACGTTTCGTAACAGTGGATGGTGACATATACAGAATGTTTCACTACCAAGACTGTTGCGAAAGTGTTTACGTGGAATCTGTTGTTGGTGATGTGCAAGATCTGGTTGGTGAGCCGATACTGGTTGCTGAAGAAGTAACAAGTTATGATAACCCAGAGGATGCAGAAGTTTCTGAGTATCAAGAATCGTTCACATGGACATTCTACAAGCTGGCGACTCGCAAGGGTTATGTTGACATTCGTTGGTATGGTGAGTCTAATGGCTACTATTCCGAGCGAGTTTCTTTCGAAAAGAATGGTGAGGAAGATTATGTATGATATTGAAGAAGAAAAACCCAAGCATGCAACTGGCTTGTTAGGCATTGACTATGAAACAGCAGATCGAATCACTCGGTTGAATCTAACTGAGTACCGAGATCGGTTGCAACAGGAATTGGATTTGTGGAATGCAGATCCCAAGGATGATACTAATCCCGATGGGTATTGGTTGCATCCTGAAGATGTAGTGCGTAACTGCAAGACAGTTAAACTTATTGACACACTTTTGAATGACTTTGGAGGAGAATTGTATGCCTAATTGGTGCTATAACAGTGTAACATTTTCTCATACAGATGAGACTCGCATTGATGCCTTAGAACAAGAATTGATGAAGGGTGATGATGCCCAGATATTCAATCATCTAGTTCCACGTCCAGCCAATGAAGAAGAAAATTGGTATGAGTGGAATGTCAATAACTGGGGTACGAAGTGGGATGTAACTCCGTATGATTGGAGTCGTGAGGGTGATACCATTACTATGAATTTCGATTCGGCATGGTCACCACCAACTGCTTTGTATGAGACAATGTATGAAGATGGGTGGGGAATCAGTGCACTATACCATGAGCCAGGAATGTGCTTCATTGGCAAGTTTGAAGATGGCTTCGATGACTACTACAATTACGATATAACCAGTCAAGAAGACATTGAGAGTTTGCCAGAAGATCTAGTTGACTTTGGTAACCTGTTAGATGAGCATGAAGATTGGAAAGCAAATAATGAAGATGCAGACGAAACTGAAAGTTGAGAATTTCTTGAATCGCATCCAGCAGAACTTCACACTCATGGAATGGCTTGTAATGTTTCTGGTGATTTATCTTTTGGGTAATGCACTGGTCAATTGGATAATTAAATGAAACAAAAGTGGCTTGATGCATACATGGACACAGCTGAACGATTTGCTCAGCTATCCAGTGCAAGACGATTGCATGTTGGTGCCATTGTTGTAAAAGATGATCGTATCATTTCCATTGGGTACAATGGTATGCCAAGTGGCTGGGAAAATAACTGCGAAGATGAAATTGGTCACGTGCTAGACGAAAATGATAATATTGTTGAAACACGATTAAAAAGTAAACCAGAGGTGCTTCATGCTGAAACGAATGCGATTGCCAAGTTGGCTAAGTCTAACGAATCTGGTCTGGGTGCTACTATGTTTGTTACCCATGCTCCATGTTTGGACTGTGCCAAACTTATCTACCAAAGTGGTATTAGCAGTGTTCTATATCGGAACTCTTATCGTAGCGATGATGGTATCAATTTTTTACAAAAAGCGTTCGTTGAGGTAATCCCCTACAAAAAGTAGGGTTATTTTTCAAAATACTTGACTTTAATTCAAAACAGGTGTATAATTAGTTATAAATACTTGAAATGGAGTTTAATATGAAACGACTTATCACTGCAGTAGCTTTGGTTGCACTTTCAGTTCCAGCGATGGCTCAGCACTATCATGGTCCTCATGGAGTACCATTTGTTCGAGCAGGTAACTGGGTTGGTCCAGCACTGATCGGTGGTGTAGTTGGTTATGCGTTGGCGCAACCAAGAGTCGTTTATGCACAGCCCCCAGTGGTCTATGCTCCACCTCCAGTTGTATATCAGCAAGCACCAGTGATTGTTCAGCAACAGCAATGGTGTGAGACAAGAGTTATAAATGACCAGAATGGTGTTCAACGCACTGCTCAGGTTTGTTGGTATCAGTAAGTTTGTAAGTATTGACTTTAAAAGAAAAGAAGCGTATAATTCAATCATGTTAAAAATAGTTTGTTCCTCGTTGGCTAGACATCTACCACTCAATAGTGGTTGGATGAACACACGCCCACAGTCAACAGACGTATTTGCGATTGAGTATAGTGAGGGTTTTGGAAACTAGATTAGACAACAGTCTACTTCCCAAAACCCTCTGAGATGAAAGTCCAGAGGGTTTTTTGTTTTGGAGCATCGACTCCAAACATAGTTCTTTAACAATTCGGAATTTCTGTTCCCTGATAGTGTAGCGGTAACACAGCTGACTTTGACTCAGCCATCGCAGGTTCGAATCCTGCTCGGGGTGCCATAATAAAGCATATTGCAAAGTATGTTTTGATATGATATGGGGGTAAAACTTTAAAGTGAAGTAACTGGCTTTTAACCAGTAAAACTAGGAGCGTTACCTAGTACCCCTACCAGATACAATGGTGTCCATAGTGTAAAGGTTTAGCACCCAACTCTGTGAAAGTTGTAGAAAGGGATCGTTCCCCTTTGGATACCCCAGTGGTGATATAGCACAGCGGAAGTGCATCTCCTTCATACGGAGCAGGTCGCTAGTTCGAATCTAGCTATCACCACCAAAGAATATGGGTGTTGCCCACTACGGCAGTCTGTAAAACTGTTCCTAAAGGTAGTGAAGTCAAGGCACGTGGAGCGTTACCATCAGCACCCACCAATATACCTGATGCTTGGCAGGTTATGGCCAAGCAGTCCTATCCCAAGGATCACTTACGCTAGAACGTAAGACCGATGAGCATCGCAAGTCCTACCACGGATGCCGATGGACGATAAATTGGGAAGCAGTTGTAAGCAGTGGGAGGATTTTAGAATCCGAATTTTTATGCCCCGATGACGGAATTGGTATACGTGTTGGTCTTAGAAACCAAATTTTGGGAGTTCGAGTCTCCCTTGGGGCACCAAGTATTTTGCATCGTTAACTCAGCGGTAGAGTGTCTCTTTTACACGGAGAAGGTCGGCAGTTCGAATCTGTCACGATGTACCAATGTTCTCTAAGCTAATCAGGTGAAAGCGATGGACTGAAAATCCGTAGAGTCTGGATCGATACCAGAAGAGAACACCAAGAATTTTTGCCGTGTAGCTCAGAGGAAGAGCAATCGCTTGATAAGCGATAGGTCGACATTTCGAAATTGTCCATGGCAACCAATATATCCCAGTGGCGCAATTGGTAGACGCACCTCTCTCAAAAGGAGGGTGTTGAAGGTTCGAGTCCTTCCTGGGATACCAAATTATGCCCCATTAGTAAAATGGATGATTGCACTGTGCTACGAACGCAGGGGTGGAGGTTCGATTCCTTCATGGGGTGCCAAAGTTTATGGAAGATAATGCAGCGGGGTTGGTCCTGCGACCAGCCTTGAAAACTGGGTTCTGAGAAATCGGATGGGGTTCGACTCCTCTGTCTTCCGCCATATTATAGAGAGTGGGCAGGATGGTAATGCAGCAGTTTGCTAAACTGTAGATCCGAAAGGGTCAAAGGGTTCGACTCCCTTACTCTCTGCCAATACGGCATTCGTTCAACGGATAGGACATGAGTCTTCTAAACTCAGAATGGTGGTTCGATTCCTCCATGCCGTGCCAGTTTTGGGCTGGTAGCTTAATGGTAAAGCCCTCGACTCATAATCGAGATAGTCTGAGTTCAATTCTCAGTCAGCCCACCAATGAATGGTTAAATAGAGGTAATGATGTAAGAAAGGTCTAATATGAATATCCTAGCACTTGATGCAAGTGGTCTGCCAAGAAAGTGGATCAACTTTGAAGATGCAATTACATACCATGCCAAGGGGCAGGTGGTATGGGCTCTTGGTGAACCAGTTGCGAAGTTTCGTGGTGGTTTGCAAAATGATGGCACGATGTCTTACATTGAATCACCATCAATCATTGCGATCAAAGGTAAAGGATATTCTCTTGACAAAGTTGGAAGAGTAATCTTAACAAACAAAACTTTGTTTGGTCGTGACAGACATCTGTGTGCTTACTGTGGTGATGTATTTTTACCAAGCAAGTTATCACGTGACCATGTTGTGCCTGTATCAAAGGGTGGTGAAGATAGTTGGACAAACGTAGTATCATCATGCGTCAAGTGCAATACGCACAAAGGTGCCAAGACACTTGAACAAAGTGGTTTGCAGTTGCTGTATGTTCCATACGAACCAAACCACTACGAGAATATGATCTTGCAAAACAGAAACATTCTTGCTGATCAAATGCAATACCTGTTGTCAGGTGTTCCAAAGAACAGTAGAGTGCATCTGCTATAGTGCGGTGGCAGAACGGTAATGCCACAGTCTGCAAAACTGTTGTTAGAGGGTTCGACTCCCTCCCGCACTTCCAGTAACCATACAGGGTTGCGGGGATTCCAAAGAATCGCTTGCCTTTAATTCAGGTTTAAGGCATAATTGATTTTTAGATGGAGAAAAGATGTTTGAAAACGATGTGGTACTGGGCGAATTTTTGGAATTTTTGGGTGACCTGTCCCTCGAGGGGGAGACTTTTGAAATATGTCTGGCTGCACTGAAACTGCAGTCCGCACTGAAAGAAATTTACCCGCAGTATTAAAAATACTGCTTGACTTTAATTCAGTAATGTGGTAGAATTAAAGTTCTGAAGTCCTCTCTAAGTCTACGGTAAATACGTAGCATGAGGCTTGGGGTGTGGCTCGTCGTGAGATGCCCAGTCACCCCACCTTTACTCGGTTCGTCTATCGGTTAGGACACCTGCCTTTCACGTAGGTAAGAGGGGTTCGATTCCCCTACCGAGTACCATATTAAATTGTATTGGGTTGCCAATGCCAGTAGGTAATTTAGTTCGCCCCCAACTGACGGAGTTGGAACTGCTAAGTTACACGAAACCTTGAGATCGTATCAGGAGGACGCTGGACAAAATTGGAACGTAATGTGGTTAACAGACAAGTCCATGGACGTCATGGTAGGGCAGGTTCAAAACTGTTATTTCTGTTAAACATCCTAGTATAATTTAATATGGTAAAGTTTATTCCCTAGTAGCACAGCGGTAGTTGCACTTGACTGTTAATCAAGGTGTCCGTGGTTCGATCCCACGCTGGGGAGCCAAGTTTTGTGAATGCTGTTTACAGCAACCGAGTTACAAGTTTAGGGTTGAGGCTCTAATGTCGAAAGATAGATAGTTTACTATTACCGTGTTACAAGTGAAGGGTTGAGGCTCTTCTTTACAAATTTTTATCGCAGAGTATGGAAGTGGTCATCCGTCTGGTCTCATAAGCCATGAAATCGCAGGTTCGAATCCTGCCTCTGCAACCAAACATGCAGTCTCACAACTGCTAGTGTTATCCGCACGAAATGAAACTGAGTTGTCCTCAGTAGGATGGTTCTTCTCTATTAGATTAGAGGACATGAGTAAAATCATGGGGTCGACCTAACCAGCGTTGGCAACACGACAGTCCTGTGTGTGACAAGTGGGTGGAAGGCATGCGTGATGATGTATTGGTCGTAAGCCAATATGTTTGATGTGCTATAATTACCACGACACACAGGAAGCACCTGCCGAATTAGCACAGTGGTAGTGCAATCGCCTTGTAAGCGATAGGTCGTCTGTTCGAACCAGACATTCGGCACCAGTTTTTTAGGTCTTAAAGTGTTCATGGACGCACATATGCCTGTCACGCATAAAGAAGGGGATCGTTACCCCTTAAGACCGCCATTGTTAAGTGTTATCAAGGTATCGTGTATGGACCCATACACTACTCGACAGTTAGGGTGCGACCGACACTGTCTGATATAACTGTTATTCGCTCGCCAGTGCTAGCTACATTCTTGGCAAATCGGCAGATAACACTTAACAATGGTTTTGGGGGATTCATATACTGGGTATTATGCCTGCCTTGCACGTAGGTCAAAAGAGTTCGATTCTCTTATCCTCCACCAAAATATATCCGAGTGTAGCGCAGTCTGGTAGCGCATCTGGTTTGGGACCAGAGGGTCGCAGGTTCGAACCCTGCCACTCGGACCAACATCGAAGGTAATATGTTACATCTTATTGAAACACTGACCGATAAGTTTTTTGAATTGCTTGCAGATGATCCTGTGAGACCAACCATCCCACATGTGGACAGAGTTGGTGACAACAAAGACATATTCGTGTATCGTGATGAACATGATACAGTGAAAGCAATTACCTGCGTCAGCTATCAGGCAACCATTCCCACAAAGGAATCCGAGTTGTTTGAGCAGTGTGACAATCCTACAATTGCGATTTTTTACACCATCTGGAGTTATGCTCCTGGTGCTGGCAGAAAACTAATCTTTGATGCAGTGCGACATATCAAAGAAAACGATACAAGCATACAACGATTCATTACACTTAGTCCAAAGACTGAGATGGCAAAACGATTCCATACATCCAATGGAGCAATCACTCTGCGTGAGAATGAAGAGACTGTTAACTACGAATACGTACAGGAGAACACCAATGGCTAATGTAAAGCAGGGCAATCTTACAAGGAGTCCTCAGTGGTGGAAACATCTCAGGGACTTTAAGCGTTTCTTCTGGAAAGCAGAACGCAAAGCACAAAACCAAGACATCAAAGGGAGATTACATGAGTGATACACCATCCGCATTTAAGCAAGAGTGGGAAGCCAAGAAGTTACTTAAACGTGCAAAGAAAAAAGCAAAGAATCAATTGCAAAAAGAAGGCTACTCTAAAAGTGAAGCCACCAAACAGGTAAAGGCAGCATTGAATCGTATTGTTGCCAATCCAATTCGCAAAGCAAGTGGTCGAGGTGGATAATGAGTTATAGTCGCTGGGGTGGTTCTGTATGGTATAGTTTCTACAACTGCAGTTCTGGCAACACCAGAGATACTCAGGTGCTGTCGTTGTGGTACAGCATGGAATATACAATTGACTGGTTGTATGAAGACCTAGATGATGTTACAGCTGCAAGTATTGTAGAAATGTATAAATGCACTGCTGCAGAAGCTGATGAAGCCATGGAGATCATAGGCTGGTTCATGGCTGATGTAGAAGAAGATTATCCTGATGCAATGCAGATCCTTGACAAAATAGACAAAATCGGTGAGCCCAGATGATGGAATTGGTATACATATCAGACTTAAAATCTGAGTTCTGAGGGTTCGAGTCCCTCTCTGGGCACCAAACCCTCCCCATACAGTTAGAAAAATCCCTTTAAAATCAATGACTTACGTAATCCCCTCAGTTTCTGGGGGTTTTGCAGAAACTTGTTGACGGAAATTGGGTTCTCAGGCATAATTATTATATTGAGTTAGAAAACTGTTTGGAGATTAAATGATGAATGCTGTGAAAACTACTGTGACTTTCGATCGTGCTGCTGGAAAAAATGTTGTGATGATCGGTGATGCTGGTCCTTTCAAGACTGCAAAAACTGGTGCTGAACTTGAACGTGCTGTTGAATTTTTCTTTAAGAAAGCCACTGGCGTGAAAAAAGAATATGATCAAATCATGGGTGGTGTGTCTGTGTCTTCTGAGCCAAAAGAAGAAAAGTATGACATCAATACACGATTCGGTTTCGTCGAGAAACTCGTGTCGATGGTTGCTGCTGGTGTCCAGCCCTCTGCTGTGATTACTGGTGCTGGTGGTCTCGGCAAAACATACACTGTTACAAAAACATTGCAGTCGTCTGGCTACAAAGATATCTCTGACCTTGCTGACTTCCAAGTCGGTTCTGTGATTAACACTCGCAAATGCTTTACCTTTGTCAAGGGTTATTCTACTCCCAAGGGTTTGTATCGCACTCTGTTCGAAAACAACAAGTCCATCATCGTGTTTGATGATTGCGATGCAGTGTTGAAAGATCCAGTTGCGTTGAACCTGCTCAAAGGTGCACTGGATTCTTACGGCAAACGTATCATCTCTTGGAATGCTGACATGCGTGATGATGACCTGCCACGTAGTTTCAACTTTGAAGGTCGTGTGATTTTCATTAGCAACATGAGTCAAGACAAAATTGATCAGGCTATCCGTAGTCGTTCAATGATGATTGACCTGAGCATGACTCTTGACCAAAAGATTGATCGTATGGAGCACATTGCTTTGTCCGATGAGTTTATGCCTGAGTACACAAAGGCACAGAAGCAAGATGCACTGGCTTTGATTCGTGACATCAAAGATGAGTGCAAGGAAATTTCCCTGCGCACTTTGATCTCGGTGACTAAGATTCGTGCCAGCAATGATGACTGGAAAGATCTGGCCACTTACATGTTGACTGCTTAATCGGAGGATATATGATTGGATTCAATGACCAGTTTGTTGCAAAATGTCTTGAGAAAGGCATCTCTGAAAGGAACCTGATGATTGTTCTTGATCGCATGCGTGGTGTTACTCTGCGTGAGATCGCTGAAGATGAGGGTGTTACTCCCGAAAGAATTCGTCAGATTGAAGCAAAAGTGTTACGTAAAATGAAAGGGTATTGATCATGAGTATAATGGCTGAGATGGTTATGGAAATACAATCTGATATCGCTGATGGTATCCTGTCCTTTGGTGCAATTGCTGAACGATATAACATCAATCGTGAAGACGTTGAGTTGATTGCTGATGAGATGATGGAACAGGAATACGATGAGTCAATGGATGGAGACTTTGATTCTGCCATGGCCAGTGCTGGTTATGGAACTGATGAAGATTATGGTTATTATGGAGATGAGTGATATGAAAACTTTTAATGGCAAGGTTTATGATGCCGAGCATGGTGGGTGTTTCGATCGTGGTGCTGCTGACAGCTACTACCATCGTCAACGTAAGCCACATAAATACCCCAATGGTACTTACAATAGTGATGCCGTTGTTGAGTTGACAACTGAAGAAGTGGAAGCATACAATGCTGGCTATGACTTCAATGAGCAGTTCGGTGACAAGAAAGACTGGGGTTGAAATGATATTAGAAATGGCCACTGGCACTAAAAGGAAGTTCGATGTCAACAATAAGAAGGATGTTGAGATGTACAAATCCTTTCTTGTTACACGTCGTTGGGGTGTCACTGGTTGCCCTTTTGTTTTAGAATTCCCTCATATGACGATTCCAGATATGATCAAGGACAAGATGATGGATAAGTATATGAAGATAGATAGAGAATAATGAGTCTCGATGGTGTAATGGCAGCATGGCAGTCTCCAAAACTGTTGGTTGGGGTTCGAGTCCCTATCGGGATGCCAAGATGTGCAGGTATAATTCAGTGGTAGAATGTCTCGTTGCCAACGAGAATGTCGTCGGTTCGAACCCGACTACCTGCTCCACGATTTTCGCAGGGTTAGTTTAATGGTAAAACTCCATCCTTCCAAGTTGGTGTCGTGGGTTCGATTCCCACACTCTGCTCCATTTGCTGCTATAGCTCCAGTGGTAGAGCGCATCCTTGGTAAGGATGAGGTCACTGGTTCGAATCCAGTTAGCAGCACCAAAGTTTGGAAACAGGCTTGACGGAAATTCTGAATTGGGGTATAATTATTATATGAATGACTTATTGAAACCGACATTTGATTGGATCCGTGATGACTTTCGCTCTCATCCTCTTCGCTTTGCTGTTGAGTTGTTGGCATGGGCTATCAGCATTGGCTGTTCCCTCACCATGGCAATCACAGTACCCAACCCTCCACTACTTGCTTTGTATCCTGTATGGATCGCTGGTTGTGCTTTGTATGCTTGGGCTGCTTATACTCGGCAATCATTTGGCATGTTGGCTAACTACATCTTGCTCACTGCTATAGACACAGTGGGGTTGTTTAGGATGCTAACATGAAGTGGTTGCGTTACTCTGGCATGAGTTTGGGTATAACAGTGAATCCTTTTCACTGGTCGTTTGTTGCTCGTTGGATTAAGCCAACTGATATGGATCCGTCTCAATATGGGTTCTATGTTTCGTTGGGGTTTGTTTGGCTTCGT